GTTAACCGTTGGCAAGAGGGATTGGCCCATCTCAATGCTGGTCACCTTGAGACTTGCGATCAGCCTCTCGAACTCCCGCGACGTGGATTTGTTGATTTCGTTCGCGGCAATTTGTGACGCGCCCAGGCCATCCATGGAATGCTTCATCACGTCCAAGTCTTTGGCCGCTTTCTGTGCCTTGTCGCCAGTCAGGCCGAGCGCACCGGTTGCGCCTTCAATGCGACCGAAGAGAGCGTTGAATGCCTCCGCGCTCCCGTGTGTCTTCTGCCGGAGCATCTCGAGTGTCCCCTCGAATCCTAGCGCTTTGATCGCCGCCGAACCGGTTTGAAACTCTCCCAGGGCCGCTGACATTTCGGTAGTAGGATCGAGGAGCGCTCTCATGGCACTCTCGATTTGAGTTACGGCTTGGCTAACTCCTCCCGAAGTCAGGCTCAACGTAGCCGTGGCGGCGAGCAATTCCTGATAGCTGATTCCGAGATTGCTAGCCTGCTGCGCTGCCGGCCCGATGGCTTTGGCAAGGTCCGCGAATTGAAACTTGCCGATGTTGACCGCCTGAAACATCGCATCGGCCACGGCCTTAGCGTCTGTAGTCTTGAGGCCGAAGGCCTCGATAATGGTTGTGAGAGCATCAACCGCAACGGCGGTATCCGTCACTCCCGCAATAGCGGCTGTCGTGGCAACTTTGAGAAACTCGATTGCGTTCCCCTTTGGTATGCCTGCGGAGATCGTTTCGTAAAGTGCCGCAGTGGCCTTGACCGCATCCACTCCCATCACTTTCGAAAGTTCGAGCACTTGGCGGCTGAGGTCCGCGAACTCTTTGTCCGATGCCCCGCCCACGAGCGAGGTCACCTTGCGCATGCCGAGCTCGAAGTCTGCCGCCATCTTCGTGGTAGCGACACCAATGGCAGCAAGTGGAACCGTGAGCCCGGCGGTAAGCGTAGTACCTACTCCTATCAGTTTGTCCGAGAGTTTCTCAAAGCCGCGCGTAGCCTTAGATGCATCGCGATCAATAGCATTGAGACGCTGGGACACCGTGCCCATAGCTTTCTCGAAACCATCAATCTTCGCGCCGACGGTTACGAGGAGATCGCCCAGACTTGGCATTTAGTTCACCACTTTGTGCGCGTCACGGTCGCGCCGCTGCTGCCAGAACGACGCCAGTTGACGCATGCGTACTTTCGTAGTGCTATTCAGGAGGTTCCCGTCCTTCGTCGTCATTGTTTTGTCATCGCGGAAGAAGTCCGTCCATTCGAGCATCCGCTTGCGCCGGTGCTTGTCATAGTTCGGTTGTGCATTGTACACCGACGCCGCGATAAGCCCGGTGCACATCTGCCTGAAGCGGATCTCCGCGAAGTGCTCGTCGAAGTGTGCATCGATGCATGCATAAATCTCTCGATAGGTAAGGCTCCAGAATTCGCGCGTGGATCGGTGGAGCTTGGTAGTCCAGACAACCCACGCGCCGAATTCTGACTCGTCTACTGAATTGCCGCCGCCGGGGTCGCGGGATGAACCGTCTCCCCGGCGCCAGTAGGGCGGTCGATGTTATCCGGCATGGAGATATTCAACAGATGCATGACGCACTTGATAAGACTCTCCAAATGCGCCGGTAATAAATCGGAGAAGGACTCTTCTGTCATGTCCTTAGGTTTGTCGAGCATCGCTTCCCAGAGCATCGGGATGGCGCAGTCGATAGCATCGCGGTTGAGGAGTTCCTGGAGCGAGGCAACGTTAAGGCGTTGCTTGATCCGCTTGATACCGCCGGCGGACAGCAAGAATCGGTAGACTCTGCCGTCCGCCAGCTCAAGCTCAAGAGGTTTAGTCCTCGTGAGTGTCATTACCCAATCTCCGAAACGCTCGGCTCGTAGCGCACGTAGCTCGTGCCGGAGAACTTGATGTTACTCACCAAGCGCTCGGCGTCGCCGATGCCAGCCGACGGCTCGAATGAGCCGACGCGCCCCTGAAACTCGTAAGCCTCCCAGAGGTTGACGTCGGAGTCCGTGTCCGCGTGGATCTCAATGCGCCACCACTGTTCAGCACCGCTTGCATTGAGAGTGAAGAGCGCGTTCTGATTCGGCGAGGACGAACTTTTTGGGTCACGAAGCATCGTCAGCACCAGGTTCTCCACGGTTTTAAGGCCGGGAATACTGCGCTTGTACGCCTGTCCGTAGGTGGTGGTATCGACATCATCCGATACCAGGGTTGGAATTGAAACGTCCGAGAGTTGCTCAAACTTGAGCCACGTCTGGGGGGAACTCGATGCATACGCCACGCGTACATCGGAAAGCACGCCATTGATACTGGCCATCTTAACTATCCTCCTGTCTCACGACGGTAGGTTCTTACTGTGCGTGTCGCGCCCTTGCGGTCCATCTCACGACGGTCCGCGCCGGAGCGCGTCGGCTTCCCAATTGGAAAATCATGCCTCGTTGCCGGCAGCAGTGAAGTTTGCCACCAGGTGTTCAAGGTTTACCTCGTCATCGCGGCCCGCATAGATCGGGCCCGGACTGAGGCGGAATGTGAAATCGCCGTGCTTGCCGTTGAGTGCGGTAACAGCGCGGTCCATGATCCCGCGCGCTATCCCATACGTTGCGGCGAAGACGCTCACTTGATAGAAGTCATAAATCCTGAACGTCATCAGAGCTTCAAAGGTGTGCTCGGGTGTCATCGATGCCGGGAAGTGAACGATATATGGCGGCGTTAGGTTTTGCCAGTTGCCGGGCGTACGGATGTTCGTTGCCGCTACGCCTATCGTGCCCGCCGCGGCGATGAGCACCGCCTGGGCCTTCTGTTCTACCGTCATTCTACGAGAATCCTCTTGAGTCCGGCTTCGAGTTCAAGCTTCACCTTGCCGCGGGCTTGCGTAATGGCGGGGCGAAAATATGGCGTGGCCGTGATCTGGCCGGTACGATGCCCGCCCTTTGTCTCGCGTAGCGCGGTCCCGAACTCAAACCAATACGGGTTAGGGATACGCCCGCCCGGGCCGACAGATTGCGCCGTTGCTGCCCACTGATACATAGAGACAAACGCGTTCGGAAACCGCGCCGGGCCGCGACCTGCTACTACTTGTTGTTTGAGCGTCGTCTTAGCGCCGGCAGCAAGCGGCAGGCTGTCGATGTTACGCTTAGCTTGCGCCTGAATTGGCAGCGCAGCCTTGAGGTACATGTCTTTGAGCTTCGGTCCAACCACATGATGGCGCGGCAGCCGTTCCGCGATCTTCTTTAGGATCTCCTCAATACCCTCGATTTTGAGTAGCTGTCGCGAGGTGACGGCCTGCCGCGCCATCAGGTCTTATGCTCCCGGCATGTCATTCTGAGTTCTCGTTTCCTACCATCGAAGTCCTGTACGTCCAGTATGTCCAGTGCGGGAACGCTCACTCCGTCCCAGTCGCCCTGTACTACTCCATCTGCGCGCCGGAATGTGATGCTCGGCTGGACCCTCATCCTGATAGCGTGTCCCGCTTCAGCCCAAGTCTGCTGTGCAATCTGTTTCTCGCGCCCGCTCAGCGGAAGTACTTCTGCCGCAAATGTTCCGAGTGACGCCCACGTAACGGCAGGTTCGCCATAGGTGTTCTGCGCCCCCTCGCTCTTGCGTAGCACTGTGATGATATGGCGCAGCTTCCCGGCTTGCATCTATACCAGAGCCTCCGCCATCAGACTGTATGTATTCAGTCCGGCGAACTTCTGCGAGCCGTGTTTCTCCCACAACTCGCGCGCTTCCCGCTTCTGCCATGGTTCCGCGTCCACGTCGAGATGCTCCAGCAAGTCCACGTATGATTCCCACCATTCCGCAGGCACGAGGCTCGTCTGACATGCGGACTCGTCGAGTGCCATGGAGTAGACGCGCTCGATCTCGGACACCGGCTTACTCGGGTACTTGATTCGCTCCATGAGCTTGTACCAGACGTGTTTTGCCACCAGCCGCGGCCAGCTTGCGAACTGAAGATGCATCACCCCGCCAGACACTCCGAGTTTTCCGCCTGGGCGCCCGCACGGCCGCGAACCGAGCGGGCTCCTCTGATGGTGGTCGTATCCGTTTGCCGCATGCCACTTCAGGCTAGAGGTATCAGCGAAGGCGATCATGGTCCCGGCCTGCGTCCCCCAGATTCCGCCGTCGCTCCGGTATTGATAGATGCTCCGGTGGAGGTTGCGAAACGGAATACCGAGGAACTGCCCAGGCTGGAGGATGGCAACGTGATCCCGGATCATCGGCAAGAGGTTACCCGTGAGCGCTTCGTCTGCATCGACCACGGCGCAATGGGTAGCATGAAGGATTCTCGCTGCGGTTAGCGTCCGCTGCCGGTGTTCCATTTCACGCCATGTCGGGTCTGGTTCGTTTAGGATCGTCACGCGCCCAGTTTCCTCCGCTATCCGTTCAACGATAGCCTGTGTTCGGTCGGTGCTCGCATGGATCAGAACTACGGCGTGATCGCACCACTGAAGGGCGATACGAAGCGTCGCGCCGATACACCACTCCTCATTCCTGCAAACAGTCAGGGAGATCAGGCGCAAATTGTTAGTTGGGCTTTTAGTCTCTAACGAAGATTTGGTTCTCGCCGTTCGCATGGAGCAAACGGTAGCCGCGGTCCTGTGCGGCCATCATGGATTCCTTGAAGCGATCATCATGCTCGACGCATATGCACGCCGGAAGTGATTCGGTCTTGAGCAAGCGGTGAAGTGTATCCACCGATCCGCCTTCGATATCGATGTTGACGAACTCGAAGCCTTGGTCGCCGAACTGATTGAACACGTCCGCGAGCGTAATGGTCGGCACCCAGAAGCGCCCATAGTAATTGGCCTCTGCCTTGCGCGCTTCCATCTGGGATGTGATCGTTGTTCCAAGCGGGCTGTCACTCGCGTAGAATGGCTGACATGTTCGATCACTCGCAAGCGCCCCGAGGATAAGCCGAAAGCGCTCGCTTGATCCATAGATCTCGCTGCCCCCGCACCGGCACACGTCGGCGAAGTTGCCGCACTTATGGTCTTCACTCCGGGATCTCCCGCAGCCTACGCACGCCGTCAGGAGCGCCATGAAGGCTTGTGGCGATGGCTCTATCAATACACCGGACCATCCGGCTTCTACGAGTCGCCGCGTGTTCGATAGGTCCGTCGGATGCCATGCGCCGATGTCGAGAAAACATCCCTTAGTGGCTCCGAAGAAGTCGAGGATGAGTCCGTCCTCGCCGTTCTGCGAGTAACGCCCTACCGCCGTCTCTAGCATCACTGCGCCCATTGTGATACGTTTCGGAACCGGCTCCCGGTTAGTGTCTTAGGCCCGCTCGTTCCGACCTGCAGGAATAATTGCGGGTACAGTTCCCAGTCTTGCTTACAGTCCTTACCGAACTCGCAGGCTTCACGGTATGGCTTGCGCCCGGCTGCGATGCAGAGGTTGGTATAGATCGCTTGCTCCGTTCGATGCTCGCGGAAGTTGCCTAGTGGTCCATCAGTATTCGGCGCTCCGTCGAGTTCGGGTCCGAGCTGGCTGCGCTCGAACGTTTGCGCGTATTGGTCAAGGCAATAACCCTGCCATGATTTCAAAAAAGCTGACACGCCTAGCGCCCCCCGCTCAAACACCATGAAGCGTGCGACATAGTGCGGACCGTGCCAGTACTTCTCTTCGTCGCATTTCATTACGATGAAACAGTCCCGCTTACACCACTGCCGGTTACACAAGGGCTCGACCTTCGCGGTCGCCATGAAAGCCATGTGCCCGCCGATCTTGGCGCACTCATCGAACAGCATCGAGAAATCGTGGATCGGGTAGGTGTCGGCATCGAGGTACATCACCATATCGCCGTCATTCAATCGGGAAAGCGCATGTAGAATCACATAGGGTTTCCAAGCGAACCAGCCGAACCCGCGACCGCCTCGCGGGTTCCCTACTCCGCGATGGGTGAAGAGCCATTGGAATTCCGGCGAACGGAACAACGGCGTCGTTGTAATCCAGCGATCGTCATATACCCAGACTTCATCGGCTCCCAGCACTGGCGCACTGGCGACGGTCTTAGCCGTCATAGCGTCATATGCTGATCCGCCGAACGTAACTACTATGCGTTTCATCGTCGCTTATACTCTCTGCCAACTCAGCGGAGAGATCGTGCCAGACCCAGGCGCTGGAGGTATTGCATCAGGCCCGAACTGCTCCCAGAACGCTTGGCGCGGTCCGGTATAGTGGTAGTCGTCGAGCGTACACAGGCCTCGCCGTACCACCATCGGGTACAGGTACTTGAGCGCCACGGATGCGCCAGCATACAAGTCGCAGTCGATACGGAGCATTGCAATCTGGACAGGCCCAAACCTAGGTATCGTTTCCTCCATCCGGCCTTCGTGGAAGACCAACTGACCGCTAGATACTCCCCACATGGCTAAATTGTTCTTAACAGTTTCGAGCGAGCATGCGAACTGTCCAGCCGCCGGGCAGCCATGATCCTCTGGGCCTGCGGCCGGAACTCCGGCGAACGTATCAAACAGGTGTATCCGTCGCTGCGGTTTCTGACTGTCAACCATCGCGCGATAAATCATCGCTATCTGGGCACCCGCGAAGACACCACACTCGACAAACTCGCCGGCGATATCCTGATCGAGTAGTTTCCGCGCGTCGTAGTACGTGGACCACGTGACATCAGGACGGGCAAGCGCCGATCCGCGCAAGTCCGAAAATACTTGCATCGTTGCGGCGCTCCTCATGCCGATGTTCGGGATGCGATTCCCGCACCTACCTGCTTATCGAAGGCCGGGATAATGCTGCCGCCATTCGAGAGTACAAGCGTTGACGGCGAAAACATAGCTATCGCCCGACGTGGCCATTGATCCAGTATCGGCGCGAATGGATCGGTCACTTCCGCGCCGCTGTAGTCGTGGACAACGATAAACTCAGCACGCATGAACATAAGCGCGTCTTTTGCGCGCCGCCAGCCAGGCGACTGATCGAGTAACACTACGGACCAGTCTTGCTCCGCCAGTCCAGGCAGGACTGCATCGTAGCGCACGGCTGAGACTTCATGCGAACTCGACCTCATCGGCGCAAAGCGTTCGACCCATTGCCGGTCCTCGTCAAGACTGACAAGCCTGCGGCCACCGGCAGCGCAATAGGCGTGCAGGAGCGGTGTTGACCAGTCGCCCACGCCACACTCCAGGATTGCGCCGCGGGTCGCGCAGACGCACGCCATAAGTGGAACCAAATGAGAACCCCACGAGGAGTCTGGCTGATTCGGTCCGTGAGGGTTATTCATGCCGCTCTCGGCCTCCAGACATGCTCGGTTGCCAGATACTCGTGATCCGCCAGAAGCGAAGCTATCCAATCCTGCATCTGAGGAAACAGCGCTTCTACCACAACAGGGTCCGCGCGATGTGCCGGCGGGTCGTATTCCCCGCGCCAGCACACAGCCATCATGTGCGGAGTCCAGTAGAGCTTGAGATTGAACCCGTTCTCGACAAGCCAGCGGACAGCGGCCTGAACCGCTCCGCTTAGCACATCGTGGAGAACGATTACTCCGCGTGCTGCCATATTGGCCGCTGCGTTCCGCGCATCGTTCAACGGTGCATCGCCTTCATGGTCGCCGTCGATGAGAACACCATCAAACGGGTTGCAGAACAGGTGATCTAAGAAATACTCTTCTGCCGACTCGTGAGATAAAACAAACTCTGAACTACTCGTCGGCCAAAGTGCGGCGACAGACCACAGATTCTCAATTGCCCGCTCACGAAACTTGCCGTTGAGGTATAGCGGATCAATCGCAACGACGTAAGAACTATGGTCCAATAAATGCGCGGTTGACCACCCCGCCGCTCCTCCGATGTCCAGCCAGTGGCCAGGGAATGCGCCCGCCACATTGTAGAGGATCGCCGCTTCATCATGAGTCAGGAACCCGCACTCCGGCTCCCGCTCGGGATCGCTCAGCACGTCGTGCTTGAGGCTGTTCGAACGCGGCTTGCAGATCACGCGCGGCTCGAAAGCCGGGTAGAGATCCGGCGCAACTAACTTCGAGCGATAAATCATTTGCCTAGAATCTTGCTGACTGAGCGGTCGATGATCTCCTGCTCGGTCAGCTCCTTTCGCTTGTTGCGCTCGGTCGAGTGGTACGTCACTGCCGCCGCGCCGAACATCCCCGCGCAGATGAACCCAAGTCCGGGATGCAGGAGGTAGCAGCCGTAGACGAACGCGGCCACGATGAGCCAGGATAACAGTATACTCACGATGACCTCGGCAGGCACGGCGCAAACTGCTGCGCTTTCAGCCAGTCGAATATTGCCTTGCTCTCGTCCCAGTGTTGTCGCGTATTCCACCGTTTCAAGTGCGCTGGGATCGGCTTTGCAATGGCGCGCGAGTCAAGTGCATCGGTCTCGCGCATGAAATGATGGTGCAGGTGGATCAGGTCCGGGCGATGCCAGTACACGCCAAGGCGCTCAGCGGCCCCCTGGAGAGCTTCATCAACAAACATGTGGGTGAACTCCGGCCAGAGTGGCCCGGCTCCGCCATGAGCACGCTGGCACCATTCCCGCCCCATCCACGGAGAGCCAGCGATCCGGTCGATAGAGCCTTGCGCGAAGCGGTCCCCGGTCGGCTGCATTACGCCGAAGGTTGTTCCGAAGTGCGCGGAACATTCCGATGCTATCTCCTCGGGCGTGTGGTTCGGGTCTGGCTCGGTGTCGTCACCGCCAGTGACGATCCATTCCGCATCGGGATCTTGCGCGAGGATCAGCCGGCACAAACAGTTGACCGATTCAGCATATCCCGGATACGGCATGATCGATTGCATCAGATCGGCGTACTCAATCCCAATGTTCTTTCCCTCGTCCACGCTTAGCGCCACCCGATACCCGCGTTCCTTCCACAGGCCCGCGGTCCCGCCGTTGGGACGGGCAGATGGTACGGCGAACCAGGGAACGCTCATTTGCGCGGGGCCTCACGATCCTGGCCGGGCTGAGAAATCATGCGGCTACTCTCTTCACGAACACCTTTTGCCATGTCGTGCAGAAGCACTTCGGACAACGCACTGGAGCCTGGACGCGCGACGTCCACTTGTGCCCGCAACGTTTGCATGTGCATTGCTTCATTGGGAGGCCCAAATCCCGCTCTGCAAACTGTAATCCAACCAAAGTATGATCATCATGACTGGAACGCTATCATACTCCTGGTGGTGGTGTCAACCGCCGCCACTGCGCTGTGTTCTGCGGAATCAGCTTACGCTTTTCCGCCGTGTTCCCGGAGTGAATCCTCGCGACGATGCGCCCGTCTGCCGGAACCGAACGGACATCTAGCCCAGCGATGAAGTCGTTATCCTCACCACTGTCAACGGGGTTGAACTTCTTGCGCTCCCAGGTGTCGCGCCAGTAACACAATGAAACACCGATAGCATACTGAACCTTGGCTCGGTACTCGTAACGCTCTTTGCGCTCCTCGTCGATGAACTCCATCACGTTGAAGCCCACAGCTTGCGCCCCCGACTCGATCAGGAACGCCGCTTGATAGGCCATCCGGTCGGCACGGTAGATATCGTCTGAGTCCCAGTGCATGATGATCTCACCGGACGCGCGGGACACGGCGAGGTTTCGTTTCTCGCCGATCTTCATGTGCCGCTCGACGCTGAACACCGTTCCGAGCGGCGGCGAGAAGATGTTGAAGCTCGGGTCGCTCGCATCATCGACGATAACCAATTCCTTGCGCGGATAGGTCTGGTTGAAAAACATCACGCAGGCCTCTTGAGCCCATCGCTTGCGCCCCTTCGTCGGCATGATCGCCGATACCAGCGGGAGCGGTGATTCGCTAGTCGCTAATGCGAGAGAACCATCAGAATGCATGGTTTACCTTGCGCAGGTTGATAAATGCCTCGACGCCGTACTTCATTGCTATTGATTCGATGAAGGACTTGTCCGTGAGCGTTTCCGATTCTCGGTTTTCATATATGCCGCTCACGAGCATACGGATAGGCCACAGAAGCGTTTCGTCAGGATAGATAAGCGGACTCGCTGCGAGACTCAATCCCGCGACGTATCGCACGCGAACGCTACCCGTCGGCGCAGACGTATAGTCTGGCCACGTGCCGCCGTAGACCGGAGTTACTATTCCCGGCAGTGCGTCTGTGTTTACCAGGTAGTTCGAGCTTCCCCATGTCGTTACCGCGCCGCCTGAGTCGGTGTACTTGATCGTCGTCACAGAGAGCAGCGGCGCGGCCATCGGCAATAGGAGTCCGCAGCCGCCGGGCGGGAACTGATCGGCGACTATCTCCCATGTTGTCTCGAACAGCGTGCGCCCAGTGCGAGACTCGATGTACTCGCGGGCCGCCCAGCCTGCCGCCGTGATGTAGTCGTCGTCATCGGTGAAATCCACTCGCAGATGCGCCTTGAGTTCGTGGAGCGCTACTGCCTCCATCAGCGGGCCGGAAATTCTGACTGGTTGGTACATGGAGTGAGGAATGGTTTAGAATTGCATGGGGTTGTTGATGATCGTGACGGGTTCTGGGGTGACCTGATAGAGGACTTCGAATACGACCTTTGACACCCGCACCTTCTGATCCGTGGGTTGATAGAGGACTTCGAGGGTGACTTTAGTATCTCGTGCGGCCATACTACGACATCACCTCCTGCCCTGGCTCCGCTCCATCAACCTCCGCAACGGTCCATAAAGCCCCTGTGTTGGGGTTTGTCTCCAGCAGCCGCTTGTAAGTTACGTAACTGTCTCCTAGAGCAA